GTAACAAAACGCTCCTTAAAAGCTGAAGAACTCTGGCAACGCCATCGTTTCTAGTTTACTAGTTGCTCGGTCATAAGCAATAACAAAGGCAACCCCAGCGTCAATCTTGCGTGGAGAGTTCCTAGACTCTTTCACAATTCTCGGTCCGAGATTATCTATCTTCAAAACACAGTTATCCAAATGCCTCGCAAGCAAAGGATTACCGTCATGAGTCAAAGTGGCCTCAGTGACAGAATCAAACACCTTAGAGCAAGCTGCAACCATGCGCCTCGGACTCGTGGACGGATACTCCACCACAGGCAAACCCAAATCCTGCAACACAGCCATGGATCGTTGCCAACGAAAAGGGTCAAACGCCAGCTCCCTAACATTCGGATGCGCCTGACAGAAAGCAATCAAAGTCTGCTCAACCTCTAAAGTGTCCACTCGCCAATCATCCAAATCATCAGGTTGCTTCTCCCAAGCCTTGACCAAGAAAACATGGGGCTTATCATCCCTAGACTTAGGAACGGTAACCCCAACAATGGCAGTGGTATCGCCAGAAAACGAGCCATCAATGCCCAACATAATCTCATCAAACTCACCAACAACAACATCCCGATCAACCAGCGTGTCCCAAACACCGGCAGGCAACCAAGTGTTCTGAGAGTTAACCCACTGATTGCAACGCTTCGTTCTAAACTCGGCCTCAGGGGTACGCTTCACCATAGACTCAAAATCGGTCTTAGAGTTCAGGTCACCGTAACCAGGGTTAGCCAAAATCCAAGTGTCCTCGCTCCTGTGATCGGCATCCAAAGGCGCTTCCCACCAAGCCATGTAAAAACTGTCGTCAACAACTTCACCTCGAGCAACCTTCTGCCCATACTGATACAGCTGATAAGCAATAGAATCCTGCCCAGTGCTATCAGCCTTCACACCACAAGTAGTCGTAGCCAACATCATCGGTTGCTTACGCGAAGCCATAGCCAACTGCATAACATCCCACATCTCACGATTAGGAAAAGCGTGAACCTCATCAGCCAAAACTGCAGTCGGGTTTAGGCCTTCCTTGGAATAAGCCTCGGCAGAAAGAACACGCCAAATAGAACCAGTCGATGGAACTTCAATGACATCGCGATAAATGTTGCACATCTCAGCCAGCTCAGGTTCACGATCAATAATCTTCCTAGCCTCCCCGAAAGTAATACGAGCCTGCTCCTTTTCAGCTGCGATGGAATAAACCTCACCACCCTCATCACCGTTGAATAAAAACCAGAGTCCCAAGCCGGTCACCAAAGCGGACTTCCCGTTCTTTCTGGCCATCCCCCAAAGGGCAGTGCGTTTCTGGAACAGCCCATTCTCATCAAGTGCCAAAGTTTCCTCAAGCAACTGCTCCTGCCAAGACCTCAACCTGATTGCCTCACCTGCATTGCCAGAGATAGAATCCTTGGTCAAAGTCACAAACGTGTTAATGAAATCAACGGCATCTGCACCACTGCTACCAAAGCCCTGCTCAACAGGAGTAACCCAAGCTGGTGGCCAACTCTTACTAACTGTTTCTGGCATCTTGCCTACGCTTCAACGCTTCCATCTTGCTGATAGCCTTCACCTCAGCAACACCCAACTTACTCCGATCGGCAGGAGTAAAACCAAGCAAACTCAAGTTACGAATAATCCGATCATCAAGCTCACGCAACGCCTTACGCTCACGCCAATCATTAGACTGCATAACCCTCACACGCAAGTTCCAACGCTCATCAACAAGCTCACAAGTCATCAACAACAACTCAGCATCAGTGTTCGCACTAATCCAACTCAAACCACTGCCCCAAACCTTATCCCAAAACTCACGACCATACTTCAACAACGGCCTAGCAGGGTCAGGCACAACAGTGGCAGGCTCAAAGTACTGAACAACAGAAGAATCAGGTAACGGCCTACGCCCAGGGTTGCCCAATTTGCGTTTCAGTTCAGTTGGTTTAGCAGGCCTTCCAGCAGGCATAACTAACCTTCAATCAACTCAGCAGTTTTACCTGTCAACTTTTCCCAACGAGCAATGATGGTGTCAACATACTTAGGGTCAAACTCCATCATGTAACAGACACGACCCAACTGCTCTGCAGCAATCAAAGTGCTACCACTACCACCAAACAGATCCAAAACAATCTCACCCTGCCTAGAAGCGTGTCTAATCGCACGACCACACAACGCCAAAGGCTTAGCTGTCGCGTGCATATCATTCCTACCCATCACACGCTGAATATGCCAGACATCCTGAAACTCCTGCTCATCACCCTGATGCGAGTTAATGTTAGGCTTGCCGGTCTTCAAAACATTGATAATCTCGTAAGTCTGAGGGTAACTAATCGGCTTCTCATCAATCTCAATCTTGCCCTCAGCCAAAGCGTTCGGATTGAAAACAGGCTCACCACTAGTGACCAGGTTCACAAGCTCATAACTGTACTGATAATCCCACCCCATACCCTGCACAACCTTGTCCCAAATAATAATGTTGGCCAACTTAAACGACTTCAACAGATACGGCAACAACTCATGATTACGCTTCCACGCGAAACAGATATACATCGCAGCATCCTTCTTGACAAAACTGCCCATGACATTAGTAAAACCAGCCAGCAAGTTCTGCCATTCAAAATCGGTGTAATCATCGTCAAACATATGCGAAAGAATGTTGCCAGCCGAATTCTTCTTAGAACTCATGCCAGTGTTGTAAGGCGGATCAGTGAAAACCATTGTGGCCAGCTGACCATCCATCAACTTCTTACCGTCAGCCATGCTGGTTGAATCGCCACACATCAGACGGTGCTTACCCAAAGCCCAAACCTGTCCCAACTTGGCTCGAACTTCAACATCCTCAGGAATCTCATCCTCAACAACATCAGTCAACTCGGCAACCGGTAACTCAAAACCTAAAGTCGAGATATCGAAACCAGCCTCGTCAAGCTCCAACAACTGCGAAGCCAAAACCTTGTCATCCCACTCAGCCAACTCAGCCGAACGATTGTCAGCCAAAGCATAAGCCTTAACCTGATCGGCACTCCAACCCTCAGGAACATACACGACACTAATCTCTGACCAACCCAAACTACGCGCAGCAACCAAAGTGCCATTACCAGCAACAACGGTCTTCCCCCAAACCACAATCGGCTTGCGCTGACCAAACTGCTGTAACGAATCAGCAATTGCCTTCAAGTTCTTGTCATCATGCTTGCGCGCATTCTTCGGATCCAAATCCAAAGCATCAATCTTGACTAACTCAACCTTCACTTACTCCACCTAACATAATTACGAACATGAACAATAAAAAACACGACAGCTGAAATCAAGAAACCCCATTGCTGAAAAGCAACGCCATAAGCAAACCAGGCAACGCTGGTCAGGCCACCAACCACGCTATTCACGCGAAGCTTAGAGCCGGCCAACCAAAGCTGAAGCAAGCCCAAACCAGCCAGCAAAAACGACCAAAACTCCATGGCCTAAGCCTACCCAATAAAACCCTTAATATTGCGACTATACGCAAAGAGATGGGAGCGGGGTGAAGAACGGAAACACTAAAAGAAAATTGGCCACCCCCATACAAAACCCCCTCGGCCTAGGACAAAGCAAAAGGTTAGGTGCGTTCTTGGCACTATCTAAGCGGCTTGTTGCCACGCCTAGAGTTGCAGACAGAATGGGCTGGAGCTAGGGGGGAGTTGGGGTCACCGGCAATGATGTGATCGGCCGTGATGTCTTTGCGATTGGTAAAGGGTTGCTTGCAGAGATGGCAATGGGTGGCAGTGGCTTTCAGGTACGCCCTGACTTTCCGGTAGTGGGTGGAGCTATACAGGGTGCGCCCCCTCTTGCGTACCCCCTGCCTGATTCGTTCTCTTTCATCGACTGTGGCCTGATGGGTAGGGCAGTAGCTGCCTCCAGATGTAAGTACACCACAGGCTAGGCATGGCTTGGGAAATCTACTCATCCTCATCCTTCAAAGGGTCGTAGATGGCTTGGAAACCTAGAGCCACCTGATTATCACTGTATAGCGTTGAGTCCTTGCTGTCAGGCGTGTGTGGCTTCTCTGTGTGCTTGTGTGACCTGCGCCAAGACTTGACTAGGGCAATGGCTTCCCGATCATCGGTCTCAAACTCAGCTCCACATGAACACACCTCGCGGATCACTTGATAACTCTCACAAACCGTATCTGAGAGTTCTTGAAGTCGCTCAACGGCTGAATCACTGTGGTCTTATACATCTGGTTAGCGTTCACAATCAGGCCGTCACCAACATATATGGCTGAATGATAGAAGCTCTGGCTGCCCTTGTAGGCGAATACAACGATGTCCCCAACCCTCGGACTGCTCACCCTGAAACCAACGTGACCCTGCTTGTCAGCTGAATGAGCCAGGGTGATGCCCATACGCTGGTACGCATACCTGACCATGCCGGAACAATCCCAGCCAGCAATCGTCGATCCAGAAAAGACATAGGCAGTCTTGTGAACGCGAGTAGTGAGATACTGAACGACACGCTTCAACTTATCTCGCTTGGCCTGCTGGCGAATCTCCTTGGCATTCAACAAAGCAACATCCCTCAAGCTCGGGGCAACAACGCTCTGTGGGGCAGGAACGGCAGCTGTGTCGGCCGAAACAACCTTGGGAGATGCGTTAACGCTGATAAGCGTAACGAAAATGACTAACAATCGGATGCTCATTTACTATCCTTACCCCATCCGTCACCAACGAAACGAATGGTTTGAATGCCAAACTTGCGTTCCATATCTAACTCACAAAGCCCACAAAACGGTGTAGGAACTGTTTCAGTTATCTCTGCAACAACCTGCTTGGTAACTCCACAATTAGAACAAATAAAAAGATACGTTGCCATACTTACATCCTTCCGTGGAGCTGTCGGGATTCGAACCCGAGTCCAATCTGCTTCCACTTGTGGCTTTACAGACTGTCGAAACCATTCCAGCCCCTACAACTTGAACACTGTGCCAGTAAAGTCAGTGTCACGCTCCAAGGCGAAACAAACCAAACCAGGCTGACTATCTTCACCACTATTCAAACGCCACCAGTTAGATCCGTTATCGAGCGTACTGCTTTGAACCCAGAAACGAGATGTGCCACGCGAAGTAGAACCAAGCTCCTGAACACGCAAATGATGGAAATGGCCAGACACCAACACTGTCGCAGCTGTGACACTCTGCTTGCCAAACGACTGCTTCCTCCACCAATCAGGAATACCTTCAGGCCGGTTCGCCTGATGCCCATGAACCATGCCCAAAACATGAAAACCGTCCCCAAATACATCAAACGCCAAAGACTCGTCATGCTTGGCAGGCTCGTGAAAAGTTATGTCAAGCCCAACCTCCTTGCTCAACCTAGCCAAAGTCCGACCGATGTGAATACCCCAATCATCAGTGGCAGATCCAACCTTCTGCTTGCTCACCCGAAACTGACAATGATTCGACCCAACGCTCAAATAAGTTATAGGCGCAAACTTGGAAAGTTCCTTCAAAACACTCCACGCCATTGACGTAGCCAGATCGACTTGCTCCATCAAACTCAGGTCATTCGTAGCCAGCTGATGCAAATCAGCAACATTGCCAAAGTTCTCAATCGTGTCACCAACATCACAAAACACAATGCGCTCAGGCTTCGTGCGCTTCACAAGCTGCAACAGTTTCGCCTGAGTTTCAGTAACGCGAGCAATCATCGCCTCAATGCCACCACGATGGTCAACCTTGCCAACCTGCAGATCACTCCACAACACAACCAAAGCCTTACCAGGTGCAACAACCTTCGGCTGAACAGGCTTGGCCTTCTTCGCCAAAGAATAAAGCAACGGTAAGTTCTGAGCTAACCCCTTACGCCTCCAACGCACACGAACGGCCGTATGCCATGCCGGTTCAAGTGGAAACGGTCGAGCCACCTGCCACCGAGAGATTCTTGGTTCGCCTACGATCTCAATCTGATCGGGGTCAATACCTGCGTCACGCAAAAAACCATCAATATCTGCAGGAGTATCACCCTCAACGGCAGGCAGGGTAGCCTCACCACCGGTCGCATCAAACACAACACTCGGACTCCACCCCTCAGGGGCAACAACCCTAGGTGCAGGGGTAACTAAATCTTCCAACATGAGCAACGCTTCTCTCTGTGATGTTTGATAGCCGTATCGCTCAACTGAATGTCACGCTTACGCAGCTCATTCGCCAAAGTCTTACAAGGCCACTCAGGGTTCATCACAGCCTGCTCCAAAATCACTGCATCCTTTTCAGGAAGCTCCTCTTTAACAGTTCTAACCCTACAAGGGGTAGCCCTAACAGGAATAACCAAATCTTCAAGCATCGCCACGTCTCTCCAAACGCATATCGTAAACAACAGGCCGATCCGAGTAAATAATCTTGCTGGCCAGAGCCTCACCAAGATACTGCGTGACACCCCCTCTAAAAGAACTATCAATCAGTAACGCCACCAACTCATGCTTAATATCTTCAAAATCGCTTGACCAAACAAGATTACCGTCAACAAGCAACTTCACTGCTTCATCAATTGTTTTAGTCATCATCAGACTCAACATCCAGCTCATCAACATAATCAGCCTGCGCAACATACGCCAAAAAAATGCTAGTAAGCATCATCAAAACAAAACCAGTAACCCCAATAATCAGAATCAAAAGAATAAGCTCTAACATCAGTCGATATCCATCGCATCAGTGAGTTTCTCCAAAACCAGATCGTAAATCGCCTGCATCTGAGCATTAGAGATAACTCCAGCTCGCTCCAACTCAATTAAGGCATCCGAAGTTCTACCAGCCTCGGCAGCCCTACCAGCAACCTCACCGGCCTTATAGTCACGACTAAAAATGTTGACAGCCTGCAACCTGGCACACTGACACCCTTCAACACAATTACTGCAGCTCACACCTTCTCCTTGACGTTAGTACCAACCACCACAAGCTCAGGTAAACTGTGGAAAACATAACCTTCACCATAAACCGAATGAAAGCCATCACGCAACAACCCCAACTTAGCCCACATCCGGCTCAACGCAGTCTTGATGCTGGACTGCAGGTAAACCCGATCAGAATCGTCAGGCCACAAAATACGGCCAATCTGATTCATGCTAACCACCACGCCATAATTCAACGCAAAGAATTCAAACAACTCCAGCTCCCTCCAAGTCAAATCAATGACACTACCATCAACTCTAACCTCTTTACGAGCCACATCCAAGACAAATAGGCCGTTAGGCTTCGTAGGCTTGGCCAAGGCAGTACGAACAACATCCAAGTTGTTTCCTGCAACATCGGCAGGAGCTAAGGCAACAGCTGCGAATGTTTCAACACTCAACCCAGGAATCAAACCATCCAAATTGGACTTCAACTTGGCAACAACCTCAGCCAACGAAACATTATGTGCCTCGGCCGTCACCTCATCCAAGCCAACATAAAGAGCAAAACCACGCGCAACTGTCCTGCCCATACGCTACGACTTCGCCTGATTTAAAGTCATCTGAAACACGTGAATGGTTCTGATAACCGAAGCGTAAGCCTCATCAGCTGCAACCTGCTCAGGTGTAGCCCGATCGGCAACCTCCTGCTTCAAACCAACAACCAACGACATGACAGCATCCAAAGTCAAGTTGCTAGTCCTGTTCAACGAATCAGTAATCATCTGCTGTGACTCATCATTTATCTGTGACATTATTTCCTTCTTCCCAATTGTTTGTATCCATCCAGATCGTAGAAATCTGAAAGCTTTGCCTTACCGTCAAGCAACTCGTAAGTCCTGCGCCTAGACAGCCTGGTTTCACGCATAATCTCGGCAACAGCCAAATGCATGAAACTCGTGTACTCGGCCAAACGCGGATCAGACATCAGCTCCTGAATCAACAGTTGCTTCTTGTGCTTGCTTATCTGCCACCAAAAAATCGCGTCCAAAACACGCATACGCCTAGCCACGTGCAAATCCTTCAAATACCTCATTGCTCACACGCCTCAATAGCCTTACGCTCAGTCGAATACTGACTCCAACAGTTCGGCTGGGTACTAGCCCAGAATGACAGAATCCCGATCAGAACCCCTAACCCTGCGACAGCTACAAAAATAAAGTAGGCAGACTCACGCTTCGTCAAATCAGTCATTCAGTTTCCCCTTTGATAAGAGCAATGGCATGACTTACAGGGGTGCTACAAGAACAAGATAACTGCCCTTCAAGTATTTCAATTACGCGTTTACGCTCCTGCTCAGCCCCCCAAGCCACCTTGTTCTGCAACTGCTCCTCAAACCAAGTCCTCGTCATAACCAGGTTCTTCGTGTTCTCACGACACTTACAAGTAGTCATAACCAGCGTTCCGTTCGGCTCTTTCATCGCAACTCCAAACCGGTCAGATACAAAACCTTCTCGCCATTAGTATCAAAGGCCACAAGCTTGTCAGTTGCAGCACAACGCCTAACAACATTCAGCTCAAGCAACAAAGCAATGATCCGCTCACGCTCCTGCTTCCTGCCCTGCTCACGATAAAAGTCACGAACACGCTCAGCACTCTCGTAACGAATAGACTCACCCATCTCAGGCCTCCTTCACTTCAAATTGAAACAGGTCTTCGTCATGCTTTGGGCATACAGCGTAATACCCAGGAGTAACATTGCTGTAAACAACAAATGTCCCACAACGCACACAAACCTCTCTTTTAGGTTTAACAGACTCACTCATCTTTGACTCGCTTTGAACAGGCGAACAGCAAACAAAACAAAAAACCCGATCAAGATAATCGTGGCAATCGGGTGCGTCAGAATCGGATACAAGAAACCCCAAACCTGAGCTGCAACCCACAAACCCAAATATCCGATAGCCATCAAGCTAATGAAACCTAGCAACTCTCTCATCAGACACCCTCCACGCGAATCGCCTCAGTGATGTGCAGAGATGCCTCGTTGCGTGAAATGTTCATGCTGACAGAATAAGCAAGCAACGCCTCATCCCAACGCTCATACAAATCAGAAAACTCTCTGTGGTTCATGCCGGTAGCAATCCAGGCCTTGTAGGCATCCACAGTTTTCAAAAACAGCTCAGTCTGCATCACGCACCTCCTCTGCCTGAATCAAACGGCTGGCATCAACGACACCGGAAGCAACATCCACCGTCACTGACTCGTGATAACGCAGAGCAAAAGGCCTGCCCTCATAGTTCAATGGCTGCCAAACAATCTCAACACAGTTCGTAACGCGATTGCCAACAAAAACATCAGTGAACGGATCGTGAATCGCATCAACCTTGTCACCAACAAAAACAGACTCTGCTCGAAGATAGTAGTAATACAACTTGCCATCCTTCTCATCCATCTGTTGCCAAACATCACCAACCTGGATGTCCTTCGCCCTAGTGGCTTTGAAAACGGTTGTAGTCTGCATTATGCACCTACCTTCAGGCAGTGTTCCTCAATGAAAGTGTGCAACAACTCAAAACCTTCATGCTGATTGCTAACATTCGTTGCGTTCTGTAGTAGCTGGTAAATCTCCAGCAACGCCCAAACCTGTTCCTTAGTCATTATGCTCCTGCTTCCTCGATAAAGTGAACGCCCAGCGATCCAGTGATACCTAAAGCTCCATAGGCCTGCTTAGTTGCTTCCAGACGGTGATAGATGCCCATCGCATCCTTAAACATTCTGTCCTCGTTCAACTTGCCCTTGCACTCCTCGTACCTGTCGAATGCTTGCCTGTAAAGTGCAGTGAGCCTGTCCAACTCAACCTTGGCTGCGTTACGCATTGCCTGTTCCTGCTTAGTCATTTTTAGAACTCCACTCTTTTACATTCGCAAGTAGGGCGTGACTCGCCACACTCGTTAATCAGAAAGTCCTTCATGTAGGCTCTCTCATCTGCTGTAAATCTGTATGCACCATCAAAAGTCTTGCCCTGACGGATGTTGTTGCCAATCTCGCTGAACAAGTTGTAGCCCATGCAGTCCTTAGAAACACAAACTAGATTGCCCTGAGCTGTTGACCAGATTTCGTTCTCTCTGCCCTTAGGGCCGGTGTAAATTGCTGTACTCATTTTCGTTCCTTTGTTTGTCCGACACCAACCTTTTGGCTGGTAGGACTAAAGTACCATAAATGACCCCAAAACAGCAACATCAAATGATCGGCGTGGCGTGGTGTAACCAAACCGTAACCTGCATAAAAACCCCCAAAACTAGACAGATTCAGGGGTAATTCGAGATAGTGACGGCCACCCCAGACTGGCCAGTGGCATACACCTTAGACACCTCCAGGCGAACAACCTGCGAATCGTCACGCCAAACACCCTCACCCTTAGCCGTAATGCCATCCAGCAAGCTCCTCGTCAGCTTATCGACATCAGGTGGCACTGTAGGCAGATCACGCTTGACCGTAGGCCTGCGAGTCAAATAAAAGACAGCTTCAACCTTTACAGCCCCCTCAAAACGCCCAGAAT